CATTAAAAAAAGTTTATTAATATGGATCATAATAAACTTAGCCAATACTTTAAAGTGTAGTTGTACCAATCAAGAATGATGATACACAGGATCTCGCTACACTTGTTCCACTTCACTAATAAGATGTTGGTATTGTCTGTGACAGACAAGTAACACTCTTAAAAGACTAAGAAAAGGTAAAATCGGAAATGGTTCCTCTGACTGCTCCATGTAACTTAAGCTCTAAAGAAGCTTTCAAATCCATGGACGTTGTTACAGTCAATGATCGATATAACCTTAAATATTCATTCGATAAAAAGATCTTATAGGGTCTGAAGAATTTTAGGAAACTCAAAGAAGAATCCAAGATATAGTAAATATAATATCTTAAATCTAAATTCGGTTGTCCTAGATCCTTTAAATAAGACTTACAATATAATATTTGTTCATAAATCTGGGTTGATGAATACATACCCAGTTTAACCTATATTGAGTCTGAAGGTGTTCTGGTTAACAAAGAACTCTATCAACTTAATTAAATATAGGCTGATCTTCTCAACAATGGAATTCATGATGCTCTTAAGGAGCATTAAGCATCACTTTATTAATTCAAAGAAGAATCAAAAGAACAAATAGGTAGTTACCCGTTAACGTAACTAAGAAAAACAAACGAATATGTCCAGAAAAGGAAAAACTGGAAGAAATGGAACAAAGTATTAAGGCAAGGCCTCCTTATCTTCTGAGGCTTTGATCAGATGGAGATTGTCTCTTATAAATCCTTTTAATGAGCATGTGGTTGGTGTAAAGATACCAGATCCCTATGCATATCCAACAGCTTATTTTAAAACCGAAGGTCTTATAACACTAAGTACCAATGACTAAGGTATTGCGTCAGTAATGTTACTGGCTCATCCCTATTTGTCAATGGTAAATATGGTTTCAAACGCTTTGGTTAAAACAGGTATGAAACCCTATAGTTTATCATCGACATGCTATGCAGCCACAACAAGAGCTGCTTTGTCAGATAAACTTTCGAATTTTAGGGTTGTTTCCGTTGGTTATGAAGTTAGAAATCTTTAACCTCCTACTGACTGTACCGGTAGAGTTATAGCTGCAAAGGTTCCAGCTTAAAATACTATACCTGGACCATCTCTTATGGAAGCATACGAAATGAAGAATTCCCG